ACGCATCTGCGACAACAACATTCAACTCTCCATAGAACGGATGAACGAGCTTGAATGGCTTGACGAATCCAGCAGCATCTCTATTTGGCGTTGACTTCAGAGCGCTTATCAAGAGGTCTCTGTTGCCGAAATAATCCATGTCGTTGTTTGAATTCTGAATGATGTATCCGTTCAGCATGAATTTATCAGGCAATAAACCAAGGTCTCCGGTATAGACAAATCCTTTCTTGTTCTTGTCGAATGAAGGAATAGAGCTCGTCTTTCTTCCAACCTCAACTTCTGACGTGTCAACATAGAACGGAACACCTCGGAAGCTTGCTTGCCGAAGTCGTGAGCGCCAGCCTGTGTCAGAAAATAGGTTCATTGTGCCCCCATGGCTGCGCCATATTGCAACAGCATCGCTCCAAGCGACGATTCACTTTTCACTTTCACATTAGGATTCCCTTTCTTCTCTATCTTCTCGGTGGTCGCTGTCGTTCCTTCATCAGCTTTTACCTTCACAGTCACATCGACCTTGTCCTTTGTACCAGTAGCCTTCTCAGCCATACGCTGCGCAATCATGCTTGTTGCCGGCATGCCGAACACAGGCACTCCTTGCAGAAGCGCCAAGAGCCATTGACCATTCTTATTGAACCAAGCAGCAATCTTATCAAGGTTCTTGTGAAACAAATATGTTACATAAACAGCAGCTCCAATTGCCGCCGCAATAGCAAGGAATGGCCACAAGGCAGCTGCAGATGCAAGACTGAATCCCGTCATCGCCCATCGCAATATGAGGAATCCTCTGTACAGCGGACTAATAAGACCAATCAGTTTACCGAATCCGACAAACACGCCGGCAAGAATTTTGAATACCTTCCCGAGTCCCCACGTCAGCGGTCCCAACAGTGAAATGAAAAATATGAACCCGAATATTATTTTTGAAATCATCGGGTGGTTTTTCCCGAGGTTTGTCATAGCTCTGCTCACCTTCTCGAGAGCGCCAGCGAGCTTGGTCACAATTGCAACAATGTCCATTCCCTCCCCAAAACCTTTCCCAATTCCTTTCAGCGATGTCATCAATCGCTCAAGTTGGCCATCCAAGGTCTTTGCTCGCTTGTCCATCCAACCGTAGTATTCACCGCCTTTTGACGTCATCTTCTTGAGCTCATCATTCACCGCAGCGAATCCAATCACACCAATGCTCATCAGCGCTCCGACATCTCTCTTCGCAACACCAAATCGCTGAGCAAGTTTCTCTGTGATAGGAATTCCTTCATCTTCCATCATGCTGAGAAGACCGCCAAGCTGGTTCTTTCTTTTCGCATCGGCAAAGGTTTCGGCAAGCTTCTCCATCGGCTTGCCCATTGCGGCAGACAATTCGCCAAGCATCTGTAACTGTCCTTGTAAATCTTTCGATGAGTCTTTTCCTTTCATGAGAGCCGTCACAGAGGCGCCGAGGTCAGCAGTCCCGAAGCCTGTATGAAGCTTCTGGAAATCTCTCATCTCCTTCAATGCACCCTTTGCTGCTATTGAGCTGCGTGTAACTGCCTCAAGTCGAAGCTCAAGATTTTCGAGCTCGGCAGCTGCCTTGAACGCACCAACACCAACCATCGCCATCGGCAACGTAACACTCATCATGAGCTCACGCCCAATACGTGAGCCAAGTCTTCCCTGCTTGTATAGCTTCTTCCCGAAGTCCTCCATGCTCTGCCCATATTGTTTCCATCGCTGCATAGGCAATTGCATAGACGCAGCCATGCTTGCCGACATCTTTTTCATCGGAGCAGAAACTTGGTCAAGCAGATGGAAGAGTACACCTACAGAGAATTGTCCTGCCATTCCTTCACCTTCTTGATTCCTTCAGTCCAGAACATCATATCCTCAATTGTCATATCCCACAAAGACTCAGGCGAAAAATGAAACGTATATGCAATCGCCCACATCACTTCCTTCCAGTCCTCGGGGATTGTCCTGCGAAAAAACTTTCCAGCTCCTGCCCAATCACTATCAAATCCTCAATGTCAATCTCATCTATAGATTCGATAGGGATTCCAGACAAAGAAGAAATAATTGGAAGCATTTCCGCTGGACTGATTGTTGCATTCTCTCCTCTTTGCATGAAGTCCTGAGGAAGCAGCCTCATGTGTTTCGCCTTCAGGCGACCAAGCCTGATGGACGAAGCCTCTATGACTCCGCCATCAGACGTGGGAACCTGAATTGGATATTTCAACTGAACAACTTTTTCTTCCATGGCGTCCTCCTTATCCCTCTTCCTCTTCATGAGTCACCTCTTTATATCTTATGCTTCGGACGACTCAGTCCAATATGCACCAACAAACTTCAAGGTTGTTTCACCTTCTCCTCCGGTGATTGAGAAGTTGTTTGTGCACGTGGCGCCATCCATCGTGTACACCTTTCCACCTCCGGCAGCACGGAATATTATCGTTCCGTCGCCATTGATGCGAGCCAGCGAATCAAGGCTCACATCATCACGGTCAGTGATTGTCACCTCAAGAGTAGCAGGCACAGGCTTCTCGATGAATCCGTGCAAGCCAGTGTCTCCTATAACGGCGTCTCTCTCAAACGCCATCTCTCCTGAGAGACCAATTCCGCTTGCCTTGGCTCCCGATTTGTTCAGAAGCAAGGAGCCATTCACAAGCACTTCAACACGTCCAGTTATCTTGGCCATTGTTCACCTCCTCACAGTATGAATTGAATCAGTCCTGCAAGAATCCTGAATTGGTTCACCAAGTCAGGAGGAAGCAGAACATCAACACGATTCCTGTCGCTGGCATTTCGCTCAACAACAAGATTGTCCTTGAAATCTTCAAGGTTTTCAATCAATCCCTTGTCACGAAGGAGAGAGAACAAGGCAATGATTTCCTGCTTGACGGTTTTCGGAGTGGCCACATAGCTTCCAGGCTGCACCGGAAATGTATCGTCCGCAAGCTTGAATCTCGGGATGATGAAACGATTTACCATCCTTGTCTTGTACTGGTATCGTATCTCACCGAGTGTAGCCAGCGTCTCAACATCGAGATAACTTGGGTCGGGCAGTCCGAGCGCATTCGTTTGATACGTTGTGACCGAGCGCTCAATCATGACGTTTCCACCGCTGTCAACAATCCAAGTTGCCATGCCGTCATACAGCAGAATGTCTCGCTCTGCTCTGGTGAATCTATTCTCCTGCGGAGGAGGAAGAATCCCCTGGAGCATTAAATACTGGAGCGGTCTTGCAGGGTCTGCATTCAGATATTTCGCAGCAATTGCTCCGAGCGCAGCAGCCCATTCCTCAGGAGCAGTTGGAGAGTCATATGCTCCGACGACTGTATTGTACGGGCTGTTTCTTGAATTGCCCAACGTCGAGCAAGAGGCGAGAGCACCACGCACTGCACCAAATCCATGTCCCTGCATATCCACCAACGGTCCGAACCGACTGCTGAGCTCATTCTCGAGCGATGTCAGATTCGCTGCATCAACATACGGTTGAATGATGTAGTGAAACTGAGTGTTGTCGATAATCGCCCATGCGTCCGTCAACGATGGGTCAGTCGTACCGCCGGCAAATGCGGTGATGTTGATTGAGTCACCAAAGAATGTCGGATTGCTCTGTCCGGTGTAATAATTGAACCGAACATTGATGTAATTCCCTGGTGTTCCGGACTGGACAGCGCTCAAGGCAAGACCAGAAGCAGTGGTCGTTGACGCATGGCAAGGCAGAGTCGACATCGCATCAATAGCAACCTTGAATGCGCTGTTGACATCCCTCACCGACCAACCCGAAACAAGATTGACAGCCACCTTGCTTCCATTTATCAGCATGTTCACAGGCTGAGCATACGTCACACTCCCGCCAGTGGCGGACATCGCAATTGAGAATTTGATGACCGCAGATGCCGCAACACCACCGGTCGTGCTCAGCGCCATCGCCCAAAGCTCAGTGTTCGGATTGTTCTTTTTGAACACTGAGCACATGCGAGCAAGAATAGAGCCTGGTCCGAAATATCCATCAGCCAGCCCTTCCTTGGTTATCTGATACAATGTGTCTCGGGAAGCATTCCCTTCCGCATTCACCATCTGACCAAGAATAAGTGCACGGTGAGGATTCTGAATCAATCCTTGGAGCGCTCGACTGTTGTCGATTTCGTTATACGCACCAGGAGTACGAATAGAGTCAGGGATGTTGTTAAAACTAATCATTTCTCATCTCCTCCTTTTTCCTTTCTGCTGGAGGTGGAGAGTCCATTACTGTGACATCTCCGCATGCAGCTCTTCGCCTCCAATACCTTCCTTCTGGTCCAATCCATGGAACCGTGAATCCTTCCAAAGGAAGAACAGCCTTCGTGCCTGGGTCACGCACAAGAGCGCCATCCCTTGGTTTCACAAATCTCCTTTCTACATCCACTTCGCCACCTCCTCGTAAATTAGTGCTTTCAGATTCCAAACCAGTATTCAAGTTAGTGCTCATCATAAAAATCGAATCCTGTCCCGAACGAGAAACTGTATGGTCCTCCAAACGGGTCTTTTGACATATCAATGTACTGCTCTGCGTCAGGATTTGAAACAGGAATCCCATCAGTGATAGGAAGCTTCACGCTCGGCGCAAGAATGTATTGAGAATAAATGCTCAGCCAATCACGTGGCTCATCAGTATCATCAACAACACGAGGCGCCAGTCCAGCAAGCGCTGGTTGTATATTCGGGTCACTTATCAGCCGAGAGCGAAATTCAAATTCAAACTGGAACCACATATACGCTCTGGTGATATCAAGAATTCTTCCACCACGATAATAAATGGATGACTCTGTAGTCCCTCCCATGTCAAGACCAAGGATGGCGCCAAACAATTCATTTCGTACATCGTCAAGTTGGTCATATGCCGTCAGCCCCAATTGGTCAAGGTTGTCTGTATCATTCTTCAACGCAACAATCACACCGAAGCGCTCATATATTTTTTGATTGATGCCGGCGTCATACATATTCTCAGCTGCATTATCAGCAAGCGGAATAACAAACGCCATGTCTCTGGTCAATGTCTGCTGCATCGCCAGCGCCATCTCTGCTGAGCCACCAATAAAATTTCCGAACCTTGTATTTGCCAATCGCAACCGGAGTACTATTGGTCCAAGCTTCATTCAGGATTGCCTCCATTATTTCGGATTGCTTGTTTGGTTGCCTCTATGACTGCATTAATAATCCTGCT